AACTGAGTTATAAGGACTTTTATTATAGAGGGAGCAGAGGGATTCAAACCCCCAACGTAGACCTTAGAAGAGTCTTGTTCTATTCAGTTGAACTATGCTCCCAGATAAAGCGTGTTTTACAGGATTTTAACCCCTAAGATAAACCTGAACATTTCCTTATCTCTAGATTTACTTAATCACGCTTTTGTACCAGATGTAGGACTCGAACCTACAACTTCTTGCATGTAAAACAAGCACTCTCCCAATTGAGTTAATCTGGTGTAAATAAAATATGGCTGACTTACGGGTAACTCTCACTCGTCCTTACAATCTGCTGCCTGTACGTCTAATTCACAGAAACGTAGATATTTTATTCTTGAGCCAAAGACAGGGGTCGAACCTGCGACATTTCCATTACAAAAGGAACGCTCTACCAACTGAGCTACTAAGGCTTGTTAATTTCTTAAAATATAATTTAAAGTTCCTTTACTTGAAATATTAAATTTTTCCATTGTCTCTTTATAAGATTTATTAATAGAATGAAAATTTTGTATTTCATTTTTATCATATTTCTTCATAAAAGAACTAGCGTGAATAGATTTAACAAGTCTTAACTCTTTAGGTATATCTAACATATTATCAGATTGTGTACCAATCTTAATATTTTTACTAGAATTATCAGATTTAATGTTATTAACATGTCTAACTACAATATCATCTTCAAATATTTTATCACCATGTTTCTGATAAGCTTGTAATCTATGACTTTTTAACTTTGTGTTTTTACCTGATATTCTTATAGTTGTATAAACATAACCATTTGAATTAATACTTCCTATTTCTTTTTTAGAAGGATTAAGAAAAATACCTTTTTCTGTAACTCTGTATCCTCTTTCAAAAGCAATTTGTTCTATTTTCATACTTTAAAATCAGCAGTACCGACGGAATTCGAATCCGCAATCTCCTCCGTGACAGGGAGGCAACATTCGCCAGTATGATGCGGTACTATGTTTGTAGCGGGGGTGGGATTCGAACCCACGACCTCAAGGATATGAACCTCACGAGCTGACCACTGCTCTACTCCGCTTAATTATTATGGTACAAAGTTAATCAATAATTTAATACGTGTCAAGCATTTTACAAATTATTTTTAAAACTTTTTTCATTCGTGCAGAAAGTGGGATTCGAACCCACGAAATCTTGATTGGAAGTCAAGTGCAATAGACCAAACTATGCGATTTCTGCTGTTAAGGGGATTGTATTGTTTATTGTAACCTACGATTTACAATATGAAACTGTACATATTTTCTTAACTCCTCCCCTTGTCGGTATAAATGGATTCGAACCACTCACCTTGGCAGTATCAGTGCCATGCTCTAACCAAATGAGCTATATACCGATTAAATAAACAAAGAATAGTACAGGTGTAATGAGTCTGGTAACTGTGACCTATCTCTGTTAGTCTGAGTTCATACTTGTTTATTTGTTCTCCCTGCAAGACTCGAACTTGCAATCCCTTCATTAAAAGTGAAGTGCTTTAACCAATTCAGCTAAAGGAGAATGTGGTTAAGCAGCCTCGTCTTAACCTGTCGTCTTCTGGTTTAAAGGTTTTCATTCTGTTACCAGAACGCTCCGTGACGCTTATACCTTGAAACGTGAAAAGGCTTATCGTGGAGATGGTGAGATTCGAACTCACATCAGTCAGGTTGCAAACCTATCTCGCTACGCCTGAGAACATGCACCCCCAATAAAAAAGCCTCCAAGTTAATACAAGGAGGCTTTTGATATAATGATTGTTATCTAAATAACTACATACCGATTCCTCCGGATGGTTTACCCCCGTCTTTAATATCCGCTATCGTAACAATTCTTTTCATCTGTGTTTTAATTTGGAGCAAAGATAATGAAAAATATAATACCTTACAAATTTTCAGAGAAGAAAAACTTTAATTATTTTTATTTTGTCTCTCCGGATGGACTCGAACCACCAATCTTTCGGGTCGTATCCGAGGGCTTTATCCATTCAGCTACGGAGAGTTAGTACCGAGAGTGGGATTTGAACCCACAAAACCCCTGTTTCTAAGACAGGACACTCTACCAGCTTCGTTTTTACGTCACCTCGGCTTTTGGGTGTTGCGGAGACTCGAACTCCATCAACTGAGTCACAATCAGTCTGCTTAACCATTAGCATAACAACACAGTTGGGATATAGAGACTCGAACTCCAACGAGATGGCTCAAAACCACCGATGCTAACCATTACATCATATCCCATTTTAAACATATAAGTCTTCTTTTTTATAATCTTTTATATTCACAATAAAAATTTTAGTACTGCCTACGAGATTCGAACTCGCATTATCCACGTTGAAAGTGTGGTGTCCTATTCCAATTAGACGAAAGCAGCTTTTAATTAGTTGGGGATGTAGGATTCGAACCTCGCCTCGCACGTCCAAGGTGCGGATGCTAACCATTACAACACATCCCCAAAATAAAAAAGACCCCATATTACTATGAGGTCTAAAAATGAAATATAAATACGTTACAAACTTTAAGTTTGATTAGTATGTACACACTTAGCCTCAAAAACCATTTCCGGTTCTTGTTGTAAACGTTCGATATGTAGTACTAATCTTTTCATGGGTACAAAGTTATAAAATTTTTTAATACACTCCTAATTAATTTATCATTTTTTTATAATGTACTATTAATTTTTCCATTTTGTCATTGTAGAAGTCATCAAACCAAGGGTGTCCCTCAGCATTTTGCTCCCATAACTTAAAGAAAACTTCCCTCAGTCTAACTGAAGGTGTTTTAGGTTTTTCCTCTTTTGTTCTCTCTGACCTACTCATAAAACTATTATTTACATAATTGTTTGAACGCTTCATAATACTCTGATATCTCTAAAGCTATCTTTAAAACATCCTGTCTAACCGTCTCTAAACGAAAGACATCTAAACTTCTATCGATGATTTCAAATTGACTACCTAATACAAGGGTTTCACCTTTGAAAGCATTACCAAGTCTTTCAATTAAAACAACCTCTGCTTTATCTGGGAGAACCCCTGTTTCCTGTTCTAAAGCTAAAGCGTAAATCTCCAACTGGTAATAATCATCGTTATCATACTCTGTTCTTTTACCCATATCACCGGTTTTATAATCTATGATATGTTTAAAGTCAGAGCTGTTGGTGTCAATAAATCCTTTGATGTAAAATCCTTCTGGGAATTCTAATCTAATCATCCTTTCGAAACTATCCAATCTTGGGAGTTGTAATAATAACTTCCTCTCATCTCTTGAAAAATCAGAGAAGTCATTGTTTTCAAGTGCTTCACCGACTTTCTTCCCTAGGTCTGTGTATTGATTCCCATCAAATCCTTCACCTAAGAAATACTGCCTGATATAATCTCTCTTACTTCTCTTCCAAGTGGCAATTTGAGAATAAGAGAGGTACGGTGTACCCCCCTCATCTTTTCTAGGTAAATCTATTTTATTGTTTTTAGCCATGCTTTTGTAACATTTGTGATTTTACCTTTAGCTGTTGATGTCAGAGCTTCTAAAACAACCATGGTTTTCACCTTGTCTTTAGAATTATTATAAATCTCCAACAATTCAGCTTGTTCTTTCTCTCCGAATTTACCACCATTAAACAATTTAATGACTAATGGAATTTTCTCGATATCACTATCATCAACTAGAGAATGTACAGGTTTCAAAACATCTTCAAATCTACACTTTCTAACGACGTTAGCAACGGTTAAAACATCCTTTTCACAATAAGTTATAATTCTGTCTAAACCTTCTTGACCTTCACTGTAATAAACTCTAGCTACGTCAGCCCCAGATATGTCATCTTTAGGCGATGGTAAACCAAGTGTTGAAGCAATAGCAATAAGCGAAGCTCCGTTAAAACCAGTTCCTTTCCATAACACATTCGTATCAATTAATGTATCTAAAACCTCCCATGGTTTCTTGTCAGATGTATCTAACATATCATGTGGTTGAATACCGTTAGCAAGACATCTCCTTAACAAATAAGGGATGTCGAACCCAACTATAGCCTGACCACATAAAAGCGTCTTAGGATTCTTATCTGTAACTTTCTGAAGGTCTTCTGTAAATTCGATTAATAAATCTCTCTCTTCACCACTGTAAGATTTAAGATTTAATTCACCCCCTTTAATTCGACCTACTGAAATCACTACAATCTTCCCGAACTCTGGGTAAAGAGCAGCTGTCTTACTGAATAATTCAGCAGCGTCTTCTTCATTTTTCCCATCTCGTTTTATTTTATAAACCCATGCGTCATATACAGGATGGTCTGGAGTCAGTTCTTCAACAATTCCAACCGTTTCAATGTCTATGAAGACAACGTTGTCTAAATTTAATCTTTTTAATGCTCTCATTACGCTGTAGGTGTTACTAAATGTTTATACTTCGCTTCTGATTTTCTACTTCTACCAATACTTCCACAACTCTTACATCTAAATGCTTCGTAAATAGCTACTGAAGTGTGATATTCCCCACCTCTCTCTAACTCTTCACTTGCACAAGTAGGGCAGCATTGAATATCCTCTGTAATATGTAACCCCATATTTGGATGAGGTTTGATAAATCTCCTAATTTTCAAGTAAACATCCTCTAAAAGTGTTACATCACCTTTATTGTAAGTCTCCATTTTAATTAGGGCATCAGTATCCCCTTTTACACATCGTTTCCAAAGGTCAAATCCTCCAGTCTCTGCTTTTCTACCTACGTTTAAAAACTCACCTAAATAATCTAACTTATTAGAGGAAACCGATAATTGCTTACGAGCATGTTCCAAGGTATCGATTAATTTATAAGGCATTGGCTGAGGTAAATCGTGTTTCAAGAACCTTGTGTTAATTCTTTTAACATCGAACTTCTTACCATTATGAGCGATAATTACATCGGCTTCATTAATTAATTCCCATAGACTTTGAGTGATTCGTTTATCATCTTCCTCGACTGCCTCAATACTAGTAAGTCTATCTGACATAATCTCTGTCCCGAATAACCATTTAGCCGACCATGTTAACATGTACCAGTCTGACTGTAGCATCGCTAAGTTATGACCAATGTTCTGATTCCATAATCCCCAGATGTAAGCAGTTAAAGGAGCTGTCTCAATATCAAATAATAAAATCTTAGCTTGATGAGGAGGTTTTACAATTTCATGGTCTACAACCACTATATGATTCACCCTGTCTCTGTATTTCCTAGACAATCCTAATCGTTTAGCCCACTTCCTAACTGTTCTGGCGTATACATCAAACTTTCTACCAACCATATCATAGATAACATTTTTGTTGGTTTGGGTAGTGTATACTTCCTTTATCCAAAGTTTATCCTCCGGTGTTAAATCTCTATACGTCATTTGTTAATGTTAAGTTACTTTTTAAACTTTTCAGTTTATTTATTACAGCATCTATTTTAGATGCACTTTTCTTATCCTCATCAACAATAGATTCGTATATTTCATCTATATCCTTGTGGATGTCATCGGTAAGTTTGAAAACGGTATTAGCTGCTTTTGCGTCCATATCCTTTATCTTTTAAGATTTTAATAACCTGCTCACAATCAACCTTACTTTTCGGCATGAATAAAACTGGAGGTTTATCCCTTTTATTCATTAAGTCTTTGAACAATTTCCAAACAACTGGAAATCTTTCATTAGGTCTACCTTTTACTTCAATCACAAAAGATTCATCAGGTGATACGAAATCCGGTGTGTAACGCATTGGTTGAGCTTTACGTTTATCGGACATCTCTGGGGAGTCTTTCCTTGTCCTCTCCCAGTTTTCCTCTTTGTAAGCAAAACCATCTACTAACACATAAACTTGTGATTCATAACCGGCTTCTATCCCTGACTCTTTTAGTAATTTGTACATGGTAGATTCTAGGGTTGATGCGAAATTAATCCCATCGATTGTAATCTTTTTGGCGTTTACAATCATTTTACCTTTTTTCCTCATTTATTATTTGGTTTTAATGGTAGGTATTCCATATTTAGTTGTCAACCAATCTCGTTTATACATGTCGTACTGTCTTTGTGTTGGTAATTTATCAACACAGTATTTAACATAATTAGCCTCTTCCTTCTCTAGTTTGATTCTCTCCCTTTCCAATCTGGAGATATTCTCTAATCTTTCTAAAGTTCCGTCTATCTTATGTATGATTTTATAACACTCGTCTATGTAATAATCATAATTGATATCATAATCTGATATGTCTTTCGGTACGAAGGTGTTGAAAATAGTAACAAGTTTTCCTGATTCAATCTCTATACTCCTGTCGTCTTTTAACTTCCTGAAAGTTCTACCATTTGTTGATATAAAATATCTGTTTGTTTTTTGTTCCGGTCTATGATTCTTTCCGACCCCTTCTTTAATATCTAAAGTTTCTGAAACCCATCCGTGTGAAGCATTGAATGTTTTACAGAAATCATAAATATTAGTGTGATTTCTAACAGTTTGTTCAACCGGAATGTTTTTAAGGAAGTAATCAGATACAGCCAAAGCAACAATTCCTTGAGAGAATGATTTATGATACTCCCCATCTTTAATCATTTCCTGATTAGATTTGAAAGTACCTTTGTATTTGACTTTACCATTAACTCCTACAGCGATGTAGTTATTAACATTTAATATTATCATTTTCTGATAAGCTACATACTCTAAAACTAATCTCGTTCTAGCCTCCCATTCTTTACAAATCTCCCAGTATAATTTCTTATATTTTATTGGGATTCGAACAGTTAAACCATCCGTATTGATTTGTAACATTTTTAAATCCGGTACTCTAGTCATTAACATTTCAGACAACATACATAAAGCTAATTGTCCAGCTAATGTTGTTTTCAAAGTGTATAACGGGTCGTATAAAAAACTGTACTCTGAGTTTGATTTTCCATATCTTTATTTGTTATCTTGTAAGCTCTTTATCTCACAACTCTGCATTTTATTTTGTTATATGCAGTTCAGACTATATCATCATCTTTCGATGTCGGACGCTCGTGTCGAGTTTATTGTTTACGCTACTCACTCATTAGTCGTTGAACCTTCTAGTTACTTATTGCGTTTCACTAGCTTGGCTGCTGATTGTCCACTTCTGGAGTTTCCAGCAATTCATCCAATTTTAATTCGGCATATTTGAAAATCAAACCTTTGTAGGTTTTACCTGTTTTACAACTCTTGTTAATATTACAACTCATTAACATTTTATAAGGAATACCTAGTCTATCACTACTAAATCTACTTTTAATGGGTAATTCATTTTCTGAGGTTAATGACCACTCTTCTAAGTCTTTACTTGATTCCCAAGTACCTAATAACACCTTATCTAAAGAGTAAACGCTTATTTTTGGGCTATTTAATCTACTTCTTTTAGAAGTGTTTTTATGAGCCTGTTTTAGTTCATCGCTTATTGTCTTAGGTACTTTTAAATAAGAGTAATCATGTTTTTCTTTAGTCAATCCCTTATTCCAAGTTCTCCTCCCATAAAATGTAGATTTTAATTCTCCTCTTGTGTATCTATCTTTTAATGTTTTAGCTCTCTTAATTATAGTTTCTTTAGATAAATTAGGTGTACCAGAAGCTAAAGGGTTTATATTAAATAAATTATCAGTGTTATCTAAATAAATTTGTTCACGGTTTAACACTTGTTCTTTATCTTCTACAATCTCTAAAATGTTTATTTTAAATTTATCTTCACCGTGTTTATTATAACTTCTTTGTAAATGAGAATTTTTATGTTTGTTGTTTCTCAACATACAAATGTGATGATTCAATCTTTTTTTAAACGATTGAGTAGTAGAACCTATATATCTTTTATTAGATTCTGTACAAACTATTTCATACACTCCTATTTTATCTAAATCTTTCAAGTTATTCAGCATATTATCTTTATTTTTACACAAAGATAATAAAAATATTAATTTACCGAATTTGCTGATAACTTGAAACCGTCAGCCATTACTTTATCACCTTCTTTCTTAGCTTTTAAACGAGGGATTACAATTCCATTTTCATAAATAGAAGAAAACTCTTCCCCTAAATGTTCTGGATAAAGACCTAATGTTATAGCTAAACTTGGATATAAACTTGCGACGTCTGCGTCGACAATGATATATTCCTCGTCTGATTTATACACTCCTTCTTTGATACAACCATGTCATTTGTTATCGTAACGGTTTTTTATCCATTACTTCTTATAATTTATTATCTTATAAGTTCGGCATACATTTTCATCTGAAATTCAGATGTCGAACACTCGTGGGGAGATTATTGATTCCATAACTCTCACTCCCTATGCTCTACGATACTAACTGGTCTCATTAGTTATCTCGGTATTGAATTAAAAAAATTTAGCTTTTTTTCTAGATAGGTAATAATTAGAGTCTTTATATAGATAGTCAAATATTTTTTGTCTTGATTCATAACCTAGATTTATCATCAACCTGTAATATTCCATTTTATTACAGTCTGTTCTTAATCTACTAGTTGTTCCCAATTCGTTAAATATACTTTCTATTTCTTGCATAAACGGTTTACTTGTAGAAACAAATTTAATTTCTGATTTAGTCACACATCCGTCTCCATCTAAGAAACCCCTTATGAAATCTCTTATTAAATGCGAAGGTATTTTGTCTAAAATTGTAAATTGTAAGTCTTGTGTTTTATTAGGTGTGACTCCTAATCTTAGTAAATCGTCTGCTATTTGCTGAGATGAAAACTTAAAAATAATAGTATTTTTACGTGTTATCGAATCCGTCGATTTATTAATTGTTTTTAAAACAAATTCTGGAATTATAGAATCTCTAATCAACTCTATTACTTCCAAGTCATCTATATTATTACAAAAACTTATTCTTTGTTGTCTATTTCCTTTTTTACAGGAAATGTTACCGTCTGCTACTAAAAACCCTAATATATAACTCTTCAGTTCGGAGTTTATGTTTTCAAAGAAATCATGATTAATATAATATGTGAAATTTTTTCTTATTTCTACTTTGAAAAAATTCGTAATATCTGATAATCTTTTTTCTGGAATATTTAACTCTTCACTGATTTTTCTTAAGTTACACCCTTTATTCGCTAATTCTTTTATTTTGTCAATTGTATCGGGTTGTAAGTATTTCTTAAATTTCATATCTCTAATTTTATTCAAAGATAATTAAAAAATCCACACGTTCCATTTTTTTAATTGACTCAAATATCTTCTACCGATATTGCTCGATTTATTACCTATTTGTCACCAAATAGGAGGACACTATTCTATCCCACCTGTACCAAGGTCGAAGGTAAAACCTCCATATTCAAAACTGTACTTAAACGATTCCTTTAACGTGTCTACCTTAATTCCTTTAAGATAAGACAATAACTCATTGAACTCAGATGTTTTAAAATCGATGTAATCCGGAATACATTCTGCAAAGTTAAAAACCTTTCTGTGTGTCCTCCTTCTTTTAACGACTGCTTCTTTCTGACTAGTGTGATGACAATAAAGTCTTAACATTAATGATTCCCCAATCTTACTATCTGAAAAATTTAAACAATTCAATCCGTATTGTTGTAACAATCCTTTTCTAAGTTCTAATTTCTCTTCAGTTAATTTATAAAAATCAAAAGTAGCGTTAACATCATTCTCGTTGTAATCTAGAATCTCACCAACTTGTTCGATGTTTGTAATTTCCTCATCATGTTTGTACGGCATATCTTGAACGTTAGGGAAGTTCATCGCTATCTCTAGCTTTTTTAAACTTGTCATCCTAGCTCTATTGTCAAAATGCCAGATTTTAAATAAATCTAATTGTGGGATAATTACTTCGTCCTCTCTAATTGCTGAAAACTCTTCTTTTATTGTTTCTTGTGCGACTTCGTAAATGAAGCTCACAATTTCTTGGGTTGTTTGAGATAATAAAATAGCTCTGTTTACAATCATCCTGTGTAAAACAGGATAGTCAAAATTAATGTTGTTAAAACCAATTTGACCTTTGCATAACTCTAGGTGGTCTAATAATTCAGGGAGCTGATTAACATCTCCCCAAATTACGAACTTGACAACCTCTAATGTATCTCTGTTTTTAGCAGTATATGTAAAACAATTTTTCAATGTCTCAATATCATACACCCAAACTTGTTTGTTCTCCATTAATTCTGACTTGTTTTAATTAATAACTTGCTATAACACAATCAGTAGTTAATATTGTTCCGGCTACAGATGAAGCACTCTCTAAAGCAACTCTTGTTACTTTCTTAGGGTCAATAATACCCTTTTCATACATGTTAACCAAACTCCTAGATACCACATCATATCCAATATCCATATTATCATTGTTCTCTACTAAATAAAGTGCTACTTCACCATTCTCTCCACCATTCTCTACAATTGTAATAAGTGGTGAATTTAAAGCTTTCCTAACGATTTGTATCCCTAATCTTTCATCGAAGTTATCACTATCATCAGTGATGGCTACAGCAGCTCTGATTAAAGCAGCTCCACCCCCAATAACAACACCTTCTGAAACAGCTGCTTTAACTGCAGCAACAGCGTCATCAACCCTGTCTTTCTTCTCTTTCATTTCGATGTCTGTAAAAGCCCCAACTTTAATAACAGCAATACCACCGGTTAATCGAGCAATACGTTCTTTAGCGTATTTGTCCTTCTTACTAAGTTCCTCTAAACCAGTGATATATGTTTTCAAATCTTCCTCGTCAACATCACCTTCGATAATCATTGTCTGAAGTGAATCTGAAACTACTTTCTCAGCATACCCTAAATCTTGAATCAATACTGTTTCTAATGACCCTCCAGCCTTAGCTGAAATTACATTTGCTCCAGTTGCAACAGCGATGTCACTAAGTGTCTCTCTGTTTAATTCCCCGAAGTTAGGAGTTTTGATAGCATTTACTTTTAAAAACCCCCTGACTTTATTAGCGGCTAAAGTATGTAGAACTTCAGGCTCGTAATCATTAGCGATGATTAAAATAGCTCTACCTTGTTGACCAATTTCTGTCAATATAGGTGAAAGCTCTCTAAATGAAACAATTTTATCATCGTATAATAAGATGTAAGGTTTCTCTAATATCGCCTCTTTAGTTGACTCAGACGTGATGAAGTGATGTAAAGCGTAACCTCTTTCGATTTTAACACCTTCTACAATCTCTGAATAAGTCTCTTGAGTTTCTGATGTCTCAACTGTAACCATTCCTTTTTCCCCAACTGTAGAGAAAGCTGTAGAAACTAATTCTCCTATCACTTCATCACCATTGGCTGAAATTGTTGCCACTTGTTTTAACAATCCACTCTTAATACTCACTTCTTTAGACATAATGTCCAATTGCTCTACGACCTGTGCTACGGCTTTATCAATCCCACGTTTTAAATCGATAGGATTTGCTCCAGCAGTAACATACTTATGTCCTTCACTAACCATGGCTTGAGCTAAAACTGTAGCGGTTGTTGTTCCATCACCAGCATCTTTAGCAGCTTTAATTGAGGCTTCCCTCACCATATCAACTCCTAATTGCTCAATGATATCGACAGTGTCAACGTTTTCAGCAACTGTAACCCCATCCTTAGTGGCATGAGCTTTCCCATCTTTACCTCGAATCACTACGAATCGTCCTTTAGCACCTAAAGTGGTTTTAACAGCGTTACATAAAAAATCTACCCCGTTCTTTAAGGACTCTCTGGCTTTATCTTTAAAAGCTATTTCTTTTTGACTACTCATTTACTTTAATTCTTTAAATTCGATTATTCCTTCTTTTTCAAGTTGTTTTATAACTTTACCTGTTGTAATAGACATGTTCCCAGCTTCTTTGCATATCTCGTAATTTGCAGTAAGATGATTACTTAAAGCACATGAAGCATGTCTACGTTGTGACCAAATTCTTTTACCTGAATCCATGATTAATTGTCTTCCGTGATAAAGAATGATTACACCTTTACTTCCTTCGACAGTTTTCATTTTATCAAGTCTGATTGTAACAATCTCTTTAATTTTATCAGTTATAACACTCATATTATTTAAGATTTACACATTTATCATTCTCACAAGTACATTCAAAACAAGCCGTTAAAGAATATTGAGGGTCTACTTTCATTTTCTTAATTTCCTCATGTAACATCCCTTGAACATTAAACATCATTCCACAAAGATTATCAATCTGATTCTCGTGTGTTTCAACACCTCTGTGATTACTCCATACATCGAAGAAATGTCTCCACATTGACTTCATATAAGCCGTAATAGGTATCCCTTTCTGCCAGTTGTCACTATCACGAAGTTTACCATCGGCTTGAAGTCTGTTCTTGTGCATGTACTCAGCATAAGCTTTTAACGCTAAAGGTGATAAGAATCCTTCGTAATCTAACTTGTTATGGTCTAGATTTCTTGTAGCTCCTGTTTCAAATTGTCTCATTCCGATTTCCATGTCTGGTTCTGTTTCTTTACTCATAGAATTTATCTATTAAAATTTTATAAATTTCTTCCCATTCCGGAAGACCTGTTAAACATCTGTCGTCGATGTAAACGTCCGCTGATATCTTACGACAATCGCTACTGTACTGCTTGATAAGAACTGGGTCATTTTCATTAAAATAATGAAACCTGATTTTATTCTTAATCAAAAAATTCTTAGCGTTCTCTGCAAATACTCCTGAGCGACAAGTGTTGATGATGATTGTAAAACCATCATCGTACAACTTGTTGATATAGTATTTTGCTTCAGCTCTTAATTCCCCTATATTAGGGTAATTTTCTTCAACGATTGTTCCGTCGAAGTCTAGTGCTATCCTTTTATTCATCTACAGACGTTATAATAAGGAAAACCACTAATATTAACACATAACTAAAATATCCCATCTTGTAATTTTTTAGGTTGGAATTTAAATAATACGTCATCCGGTTTTTCCGGAGCAACTTTTGTTTTGTTGATTTTCTTGAAGGCTTCATACATTGGGTTGTTGTTTGCTTCATCCCAATATCCTAAAAACCCGTCTTTAACTCCCCATTTTAAAGGTGTATATTCACCCATTGAGTGTCTAGCTCCACCTGTCTCTTCTTCTTTAACCTTGTGCATGATGAACTGTAGAGTTGTTTTAATATCTCTACTTGGATGATTCAAAATACGATGGAAGATAAAAAAGTCATCAACTCGATATGGGAAATCCGCACCACCCTGAATTTCATAAGCTGTAGGTGGTTTTAAAAACCCTTTTTCATCTTTGTTTTTTCTAGGTGACTCAGAAGAAGGGTGAGCCATGATGTAAACAGAACAATATTTCTCAGCGAATACTCTGAACTCAGATAAAACCCTATTGTTCCATTTGTAATCATTTACTCCTTCCCCAACTTTAAAGAAATTCCAAGGGTCAACAAGTAAAGCTTTAATACCGTACTCATCAAACAATCTTTTCCCCATATCAATTACATCAAGAAGACTGTAGTGTTGTTTATTTGAAACAATCTTAAAATCAGTCATTGTTTTCTCTCGATAATGGTTGAACAAATCTTTGTCCATATGTTTGATTTCTTGACCAGTCATACATTCAATAAGTCTTCTCCTACTCATCGCTGTCTTATTCTCTGGTAAAACCATCCCCCATTTCCAATTATGTTGAACATTAGATGCCCCAGCTAAAGATAAAGTAAGTAATGATTTACCAACCCCATCATATCCTAGCCCCATATTGAAACTATTCTCCTTAAACCTGAAGTACTCATCAAGTTCAGACCATCCTGTTGGTAAACCTAATGGAATCCTATCTTCTAAAGAACGAAGTAAGAAATCATCTTCTTCGTCTTTAGTCGATATGAAAGATAAGTCATCTAATGATTTTTCAATAGTTTCATTATCTCTAGCACCTTGAGATGTCCTACTCCCGCTTTTCACCGTACCGAATCCTTTCTGATTCAGTTCTTTGTAAGCTTTAACATAATCACCATCGTGTTCTAACTCAGCATAAATAGCGTAGTTATTATACGGTTGACGTTGTTGGAAGACAGTGGATGTTGTATGAACGTATAGGAAATTACCCTCTAAATTATATCCGGCTGATAAACCCTCTGTTTTATCCGGTCTTCTTAACTCAATCCATGGGTGAGCTTCCCTGATTATTTTCCATCCATGCTTCTCTAATAATTCAAGAGCTATTTCTGGGTCACTATCATACTTTGGGAACTTGTTAAACTTGTCGGTGTTTTTTCTCTTCTCGTAGTTTTTATAAACCTCCTCGTCTAAGAAGTAAGCGGCTGACATCAATTTGTTTCGTTCTAAAGGAGTAATGATTGGGATGTTATCAAAACTACCCTGAATCATTTTATACCCCTCAGATGGATAACATTTGATAAATCCTCCTTCACCTCTGGTTTCAATAAGAACTTCCCCCTTCTTGTTTTTAGCAATGATTTTGTTGGGTTCGATATGAGGACATCTGTAAATAAAATGATACCCTTTGTTTATCGTTGATTGAACAGTAAGTTTCTTTAATAGTTCAACCCCAACTTTATCTTTCCATTTTTGTAAGAAAGCTGCAGGTTCATCATGATATTTCAAATCGAAATCGATAGCCTCTAGACCTCCAGATACAACTCCGGTACAAATTCCAATAGATGTGTAATCAAAAGTATCAACTTCCTCTCTTGTCCTTGGTTTCTCCCAACCTTTTATCAAGGGTATTTTTTCTTTAAGAGGAATTGGGTTTAAACCCATGTCTAAATAACTACTTCCTATTTCTTTGTCTCTCATATGCTTGTCTTAATTCCTCAGTGATAATTAATCCTTCTTTAGATTGTGGTAAACCACCTCTCCAGTAATCTGGGTAGATTATTCTCTCCCCGTATTTAATGTGGAAATATTCATATCCTATTGGAGCATCATTTTGTTTTTTCAACTTGTTAGAGTCTCTGCACCACACATTCCTCATTTTGCTCTTCCAGTCAATAATTTGTTTCCCTCTACTGTCAACCCAGCTTTTTTTCCTATATAATTCAGCCTGTCTACTGTAGTATTCTACAACTGCTTCCCCATCCACTACGTGTCCTATGGATATACAATAATCTGATACCTCTTGAGCAGTTGGTTCTACAAACACCCCTTCTTTAGTTGAAATGTCTATGTCTTGTTCAACCCACTCTTTAACTTTTTCAGGGAGCTTGTTTAAAATATCTTGAGCTTTCTTAAATGTCAAACTACCAGTGGGATTAGTCTCGTAGTGTTTCACTAATAAAAAATAAACCACAGAATCAAACTTCAAGACTTTTAAAACCTTTTTATTTATCAATTCTGTGGTAGATTTACGAAAGTCTTCGATACTCAAACCTGTCTCTAATACAGAGACTTCCGGATTTAGTTGAACAACCCCAACCGTATTAAGTTGGGGATGTGTCATAAGATAAATGTATAAAAGTCTTGACTCAGATGAAACATCTTTGAAGTTTGCTTTAAAAACTGTATTTGCTTTTATACTCATAACTTTATCTTTTTAACTAGAACGGAAGGTCATCTTCTTCTTCTTTCTTTTCTTCTGAGGCTGGGGCTTCCGCAGAAGCAGCACCACCTTTAAAATAAGCTTGTAATTCTTTGTCTTTTTCAGTTGCTAATTCCTCTTGCTCTGCAGTAATAGGTGTTAACTCAAAAGCCGGTAAGAAGAAGGTGTTACTTCCTTTTTTCTCTTTAGAACCTTTAACGATTGTTAACATATTCCCGTAGATATCTGGTTTCCCAGCTTCGAAATCCATCCAACCTTTTAAACCACTTCTAGACAACTGTAAGTTACCCATTACCATTTCACCATTAATCTCAGTCATTAAGAATAAGTTAGTTGTGAAATCTCCACCTGCGTTTTTAGCCTCTACTTTGAAATTTTCATACAAACCTTTGAACAATGTTCTCTTGCTTGTTTTAACTGTCAACTCTTCTTTTGTAGACGCTACGAAATTAGAGTAGATAGCAGAAGTATCATTATCATTCCAACCTGTAATAGAACTTCTTCTGTCTAACAGAATGAAATCTAAACTATCGAAGAATACATCTTCTTTTTTCTCTTTATCGTAATAAGAAACTTTCCCTTCTTTGGCGTTAAACTTAAAACGATACTGCACTGGTGATGGGCTACCCCCACCTGTTCTTGGATTACTCCTACTCATAATTACTTAATTAAATATTTAACATTGTTTACAATCACCCAGTTTAATGTTCTTGGGTCAACTAATCGACTTCTACCGTCAAACTCTGCTTTTGTTCCTTTTTCTTGCTCCATGTCAACAAAGTGAATTCTACCAAAGTCATCAGTTCCACCGTGGTGTCTACCAATCATTACTCTTTCTTCACCGTTTAATCCTTTCTTAACAGCGGCTTTCATAGCTTTCTCAGCCTCTTTTGGAGCTGTTCCTTCATATGCTGTCATGATTTCCTTAACCACGTCTGCCTCTTTAACTTGCTTGTTAAAACAAACAGTCATCGCAACTCTAGGATGAGATAAGAAAACTTCAGCCATCTCTGTCTTAGTTATTTTCTTTTCCTCTTTGAAATCATGTGCCGACATTAAGAACGACTCTACATACTTAGAATCTACTACAACCGGTTCACCAGATTCTGTGGCTAATTGAACTCTATCCCCAGAAATCTTTTGTACTTTGTAGTATTGAGATTCAGAAAGAATACTACCTTCTTTCAATTTTTTAAAATCGCTCATATTATAATAATTTAGTCATTGATTTGTAAGCACCAATTAATTCACTATCACCAGAAGCTTCAGCACTACGCATTGATGTTGTGAAAGCATCCACGTTTGTTCTAGCGTAAGTCAATCCTTCAACAATAGTTGAGATGTTTTGAGATTTCTTGTAATGCATGCAAACACCGTCTGTTAATTCAGATACTTTTTTGTAGAATGTTCTACCTGTTATATTCAAAGTATCAATTTGAATTTGATTAGATGCAGCATTTCTTACTTCGTCTTCCCAATTAACAGTGTGATTTACACCATCGTATCTGTAACTATCCCCATGTGGGTCAGCATCCCCAATTAAGAATAAAGATTTTTTAACCCCTTCTCTCCATTGTGTCTCTCTAACAACTTTTTTGATAACTAATTCGTAGAATTCATCACCATCTCCACCACTTGTATTCTGAGCGTTTCTGATAAAGTTTTGAATAGCTACTTCATCATTAGTTGGAGGTAATACTTGATAAGCTTTTCCGAATTTACCTCCTACGACACTCTGCATATCACAATAATCCCCAAACGCTACAACCCCAATCCTTAAATTAGGAGAGTTTTTGAATAAAGAAGATGTCATCTCTGACACTTTTCTTTTAACATCGCTGATATAACTACTCATACTACCAGTAGTATCGAAAGCTATAACCATGTCTAACCCATTTTCAGATGGGAGTACAACTTTAGATGCAATATGTTCTCTGTACTCATCTGCTGTTGAAAACCCAGCGTTATTAGCTATCGTTTCTTTTCTTTTCTTAGTCGCCTTATCAAAGACCTCTAATAATTCATTAGGTGTTTTTAACGCCATTTTGTATTTGTTTTAATTGTTGTGGTGTATATTGTACATTACTGTAAATATTAATTCCGGCATAAGTGGTCGGAACAAAAACTTTTACGTTACCCTCAAATTTCACGCTTGTATTGTATGCTTCTTTTGTAGTGAACACCCAGCCCTCTGTCAATAGTTTAAAACGTGTTGTGAAATCTGATATAGCAACTCTTAAAACTTTTTGTGATGGGATTAGACCCATGTATAACCACTTCTCTTTATTCTTCATGGTATTTGTTTTTTAATTGAGTTAATCTTGTTTTGTAGAAAAATAAAAGGTCGATGTAATCATTCATATTCTTGTTACAAATTTTTACTTTTTTGACATCTTTATTTTTAGTGTGCTCTCTTTTTAATCGTGAGAGTTTTTCAATCTTCCTAGTGTATGTTTCAACTCTTAATTTATCTCGATTAAGCATGATGATATCGCAACCTTTAATAAAACCAAGTGATTCAAGTAATGCTAAATCTTCCTTTTTAACAGGAGAATAAAATTCACTGCCTCTTACATCTTGAATTGTATAGGTGTCATCTAACTTTTTGAAAAGTCTAAATCCTTTGTATATTAAGGATGTCCCATCACTATAAGAGAGTTTGACTACGGCATCATAGCCAAACCCTTCTTTAAACCATTTGTCTAACATTATCATCTATAATTTGTTGATAACAAAGTTATTAATTATAATGCAGAAAAGCAAGTTATTATTTAATATTTTTTAATAAATTTGGTGAATTAACCCCGAACATATTATTTTGACCATAAGGTGATTTACCATGACGTCTAAAACCATCCCACATTATTGCTTCATTCTCTAAACGTTTCAATTCTAACATCTTAGGTTGAGACATAATGTCTTTTGTTTTAGCATCATATAAAGCAGCTTCGTATTTACCTTTCGACTCAGCAATTAATGCTGAAGCTAACGCTACTTTTTCAGCCTCTTTCTTACTAGCTAACATATTACTAGATTCTTGAACTGCGATTGCTGTTGCTTTGTTTGAAATACCTACTGGAATATCAACATCTGTAATCGAAACTCTAACACATTCTACGTAAATTGAACCTAAATCCTTATCTAAAATAGTTTTGATTTTAGATTCTGCTGCAGCTCTGTCTGTTTTATTTAATCCTTGTGCTGAGTATTGAGGTATAACTTCTTTTAACGCCCCTAGAAATAATGGTTTTAATTTAACTGTTTGATAATCTTGACCGACTTCTTTATGTAAACGAGTTAAACTCTTTTTAACAGGTCGGAAATAAAGAGTTACTTCAACCGGCACAGGCATGTCTTTGATATCGTTGTACTCTTTTTTCAAAGTGATGGTTTGTTCTCTCACTGAGTATTCAACTACATCGTCTACAATGTAATTCAACCCGTAGTTAACCCCTTCGTCTAGAACTTCAGTTCCGGTTTTACCTCCCCAAGATACTGGGACTCCGGCACTACCTGAATCAACGGTTGTACATGATAACATCATAATTGCGGCTAACGCCATGTAAATAAACTTCTTCATTTGATTTAATTTAATTGTTTTATTCTTTACTTTTTCTTTTTGATTTTAATTGTGATTTCTGATATCAACATTAATGGTATAATTATAAACCATAACCACCTTAAAATTACACCTAATATCAAAGATATAATGATTGTACATATACAATACACAGTTAAACTAACCATGGTACAGACAAACCTTTCAGTTTTTGTCATCGTTTGACCATCTGTACCTTTAACTTGATTAACCCAGAAAAACCCAACATCCCCTAAAAATGTCCCTTCCATGAATACTTCATACTTCTTACCATTTTCCCCAATTAAGCAGAAAATTGTTATCCCTATGAATATTAATGTGGATAAAATAATAACTAACATATTATTTCTTTTTTCTGAGTTTAGGGTTTCTGAACCAATGCCAACTCATCCATAAAAACCATATCAACGCTGTGATAGTGATTAAAATTGCTAAACCTCTTACCATACTTACCCTTCGATTAATTTTTTAAAGTTTGTTGTGATTTTAGAGTTTTTCTCAGAGATTTCACGTAATTCTTTTTGTTCGATTTCACGTTCAAGAATTTCGTTTGCCAACTGATTGTTTCTCTTATCTACTTCTTGTTGCACTTTGTCCAAAGCGTTTAAAGTTTTGTTGAAAGCATCTAAAATAGTAGATGTTCTTTTTGACAGCGTCGTGGCTGTCTTTTTAAGCGGGTTTTGCATAATTATTAATATTAGTTGATACTCTATTTTTGATTTGTTCTAATTTCTCAGTGTTATGAAAAATACCATCTTGGTAGATGACCCTTAACCATCCTATTTCAGAACTTCTTCTGCTAACTTGGTCTATCAATTTGTAAGTTCCGTCTTCATCGTTCCCAACACATAATAAACCTTTTGCTGATTTTTTAGTTCCGGAATCAGTGATTGGGTCTTTAAAGATTGGTGTGTCAACCCCTTTAATAGTCACGTTTGTTGCTTTCATAGCAAATCCGAAACTGTCTCTGGTGTTAAACTGATAAGTGTAAGAGCCAATTCCTAAAACAACGTTTGTTGCAGCAAATCCTTTTACCTCTAATCTTTCAAGAATATCCTGAGCAATTGTGATAGTGATACTATCCCCGTAAATTACACCAATATGAGGGTCAAGAACTTTATATCCTTCATCAGATGTTGTTCCACCAAACACTTCGTAAAGTAATTCTACTACACCTTTAATAACAGTTTCTGGATATTCGATATCTCCTTCTAACATTAACCATTTTCCATCTTCATCTTGATAACAGTCTCCTTTGAACCCACAAATAATATCTGCAGGATTACCAGAGTCAGGTCTTATAACAACCTTCCCATCTCTAGCCATGATTTCATCTTTCAATCTTGGTAAGATATTAGTACAAACATGCCATAAATCCCATGTATCACTAACGATTGATACAACACCTGTAGGATAAGCTTTCAAAATTCTCCTGAATGTTTCAATTTCATCCTCAGCACCACCGGCACACATCACTGAATGTTCAGATGCTGGAACACCCATAGCAATTACACCTTCTTGATGGTAATATTTTCTACCACCTTTGATTGCTGAAATACTGTCACTACCTGTAAAACTTAACAAGTGACCCAACCCAGATGTTATTGTTGTGAAAGGGTCTAAACCTCTAGCTGAGAAATCGTGCCCCATAAACGGTACAAACCCTATGTTTTTAGAGTCTGTCTTCTTAACAAAGAATTCAAATAACTTTCTGTATTCGAAGGCGATGGTAGCGGATGTCATCGGTTTCCACAACAATTGAGACAGTAAAGTTTCAAGGTAATTAGGCAACCAATAGAAATCTTTATTAGTGTTTTCAATAGTCAACACTGGGACACCCATCGGTACTAAATCACCTTCTGGTAAAGACTTTACAATAATAGGTAAATAACCTAAATCATGTAATGCTTCAAAGTGTGACACATCGTAAGCAGTTCCTAAGTAATCACTGAATTCTTGTTCAAGTTCAGCTAAAACATCTGCTTTTCTTCTACTGAAAAAAGACCTTTTAAACATATCATGGATATAAATTACAGCCATTTGTTGTCCGAAGGAAACGATTGAATCAATAGATTTCCCATCTATACCTTTTGGAGCATGTTTGTTACTTCTTGGTGTGAAGTTGGAGTAAACATTCTCTGTACCTTCCGGATACATTTTGTGATGACTCAGTTTATAACCGTCTGTTAAAAATAATGGATTCATATAAATATTTGATTTAATTTCTACCTTTTTCATCTGGATAAAGTGTCATAACTTTATCTGATTGAAATACTTCCCCTGTTTCGATGTTTTGCATACTTAGTTTTCCGTTCCAACCAGCTCCTGTGTCTACATTTGTAATGTTTACAGCAGTCATAGGATAATCTTTACCCCAGTTTGTTGTTTGAGTGTGACCTATGTAAACATGAGATACTTCCTCTGCTATTTTATACTTCATCTTAGATGATTCAGCACTTAAAGCTCCCATCCATAAGTCTCTATCCCACCAGTAAATATCGTCTTTGTACTGTTCGTTTAAAGGGTAGTGTCTGTTGAAACCACCGTGGATAAACAATCTTTTCTTATCATCCTTGTAACTTCTTACCTGATTCTTAAAGAATTGTAAGTGTGTTTGAGGGATGTCAGAGTTCAATAAGTTAGTGGTGTAATAATTCTCTATCCTCCCGTTGTTTCCATACGGATGAGAGTGATATTTAAAATGTTCACCTAAAACATTCACCCCATAACTTTTAGCTGTAGCTAAACCACCTTGCTCCCATCTTACTGGGTGAATCCCAAACATTAAAAACTCTAGAAACCAATGGTCATGATTACCATGAATATCGATTCTATTCTTAACCTTTAGTAATTCTTCGACACATTCGTAAGACTGACCCCATCCATCAACAATGTCTCCGATGGTGATTAACTTATCATTTTCATAGTCGAACCCAGAACGTTCAAGAACTTGTTTTAATGCCTTAAATGCACCGTGGATGTCTCCAATTACGAAGGTTCTCATATGTAATCGATTTCAATAGTTAAACCCTTGCTTCTGTATGATTTACAAGAGTTTGTTGTGAATATCTTAGTGAAATACTCACTTAATTTTAAGAACCCTTTAGAGAAAATCCCATGAGTTACAGCTAAATATAAAGCTGCTGGTTTTTTAGCTTTTAATTCATCAGCCAACCCTAAAAATGTAGCACCTCCATCACAAATATCATCGATGATTAATACTAATCGACCATCTAAATCAACATCGTTTGGAATTGAGAATTTATCTAACCTCCCAGTTGTTGTGTCACGCTGTTTTGTACAAAGTAAAACATCGTTTGGTAAGTTTAAATTCTTAACCACTGTTAACAATTTTTTATGTGCTCCGGCATCTGGAGCTACAAGCACTACTTCATTAGGTTTATCAAAACCATCTAAAATGTTTTCAATAAATGTTTCGTTATTGACGTTAGTAGCGTTTTTGATTAATGCCTCAGTAACTGGTGAATGACTATCGTAATAAATAACTTCTTCGAAGTTCATATTATTGATAGTATCAGCTACAACTCTCAATCCGAAAGCCTCACCTTTATTCATTGTTCTATCTTGTCTTGCTGCTGGTAAGTAAGGGATTAATAAAATCAATTTTTTAAATCTCTCTTGACGTAAAGCATCTACAGCCATTTGTAAGAATCCAATATCCACCCATGAGTTATACCTCATAGTTATGATAGTGAAATCCTCTGCATCTGGGTGAGGTACTTTATCAAGTAAAAGTTTAACATGTGGTTCACCTGCATTGAAGGTCATTTTTTCAAAAGGTATGATTACATCTCCTTCTACCATTTCGGCAGCTAAAGGATTAAATGCATCATCTAAATTCAGGAAGTAGTTCATTTTATTATTGTTATTAATTTATACTCTTTTCATTGTTTTAAGTAGTTCGTTTAAACACTTTAATGATTCAGTGTTTATATAATCTAAGTTACTTATAATGTCTCTCTTTAAGTCAGCGTTAGGTTTAACGTCTAATAATAGATTGTCATATACTTTTTGAACATACGTGTCACAATCATATAAGTAGTCGAAGTACTCTAACCCATTAATTACTGTACCATGTGCTTTAAATCCAGCAACATGTGCAATAGCTTCTAAAGACATCCCAGCAGCTCGAAGTAAAGCGTAAAAGATACCTCTTGCTTTAGTGTATCTTTCTTTTCGTGACTTAGAGAAAAGGTTTGTAATTTTAAACTCTGTCTCTAAAGAACTTCTTAATAATTGTATATTCATTTTCTAAATCTTATCGTTATTATTATTACCACTATTATTACAATGTTAACTATTAACCCTAATACTATATTTTCCGAACTCATGTTATTTTGATTACAAAGTTATTGTAAATTAATAAATTATGCAAATTATTTAACACTTTTAACTATAATCATCCATGTCTATCATCAAAAGTTTTTTGAAGTTAGTCCCTGTTTTAGATGTGTTAAAAGCCATTAAATCTGTAGGTTGACCCCACGTTTCAGTGCTACTATCGTAGATAACACCATAACCAAGGGTGCTGACGATGTCACCGTTGTGCTCCATCTCTTTGATTTCCTCTTTTGTAGGGAAAGTTGGGTTTTTAGGGGTGAAGTTTTTGATTTTTAATTCACCTTGTACCAGAGAGTCTGCTACTCCTGTAGCACTAATGAAGATAAGTCCTTCTTTAAAGCCTTTTTCTCTTGCTTGTTTTAATAAATCTTTAGTTTTCATGACCTTTTAATTTCTTTATGTGATATTTTTAATAACTCTTCGAAGTTTACATGTGGGTTGAATAATATAATCCCATCCACTTTAAAACCTTCCATAACTTCATGTTCCACAGCTGCTTTGAACGCTCCGTATGAAGTTTTGATAATTTCGTCGTCTGTCATAAACTCCGATAGATACCATTTGCGTCCTTTCCACTCCATTTCCTCCCCAGAGTGTGTGCATGGAGATATGTAAGCGACTTGTAAATATATTCTCCCACCGTGGATATTGTCTTCTCGAACTATAATCCTGAAAGTTTTCCCAAAGAGTGTCATTGTCACCCGCTGGGTTAATTTTTTGATTTTGCCTAACATAATCTTTGTATTTTAGATATTTGTAATAATACTTTAATGTTTTATTATTCCGGTAGCCGTTGTAAATCCCACCATTCCACATCCTGACAATATCTTGTTCTGATGGGTAACGATTGTATTTCTTCAGGTATAACTCAACACCTCTTAACATGACCAGATTAAAAACCTCATCTGAGTATTTTTCTGTAAACATCTGATAATGATGATAGTGAGTTTTGTAATTTCGATTAACTTCTCGGATTGCTATAGGTCTTATCTGTAGTATTCCGAAAGCTGTACTATTGTCACCTACTATTTTTTCATTTCCTTGAGACTCAACTAATTTTAACACCTCTCTTATTTCTTGAATGATGTTGTAGTTGAATAAGGAAATTAATAGTAAGAGTTTCATCTGAAAATTATTTGTGTATTACTCATAACTTAAAATTTTAAATTAATAGTGAGGGAGACAGGATTCGAACCTGTAATCCCAATGATATTGTAACCGTACATGTATGGACTCGAACCATATACCACTCCCTCGTGTAACCGTCTTTCCAGTCTGTCAGTCTTACTCTTAATTTACGCCCTTCATAGTTAAAAATGACAAAGTGATTAAACGAACGTTTGATTCTGATTCATAACTTCAGAACATTAAGTGATAGCAACCTTGCCGACAAGCAAAGAGTTTTAAAAGTTTAATCACCTACTTTATTTTATTTTTTCTTTTGCTGCTCGTCTTACACGAGGCATATCAGAAATACAATATTTACTTTTTACTACGTGTTTCATCCATGCTAAAAATCTAGCCTGATTGTTCGTGAGGTAGCTATTAGTCATCATCATCATCCAGATTTACAGGGTTTGTGATTCTTTCGTAGTCTTTGTCTCTTCTGGTGGTGGTTAAATATTTTAATCGATGTCTCCCAACGATTAATAAATTCTGACCTAACTTAGTGATTTTTGTATCTTTTGTCACCCTTACTGATGTGAACGCTTCGTCTGTGAAATTTGCCATGATAGTGATTATTTTTTAACTCCTTTATAAATAAAGTAGATGATGTTGATAATTGATGAACCGAAAAAGAAATTGAACAAAGGGTGTGTTAACATCTTAGTGTCAAGTAGGGCTATGGTCGCTGTAACCATAACCCATATTACTGATAGAGTGAACTCTAGATAATAATTTCTCATTATTTAACCCCTTTGATTTGAATAGTTCCTCTCTCGATTTGACCGAAGATGTTGTCAGCAATCGCATAAAGGATGAACTTTTTACGCATTGAATCAGTGATGTACATCCCAGTGTCGATAGCTGTTTTTTCTTTATCAGCTCTACCAAGAGCAATCATATTTGCTAACTCTTGATTAGTTTTATCCTCTGGGTTTTTAACTGAATATCCGGCTTTAATTTTAGTTCCGGCAGTGATTAGGACAGCTACTGTTACTTCTCTATCCAATCCATTGATTTTGATTGTTTTTGTTTTGATTGCGTTCATAGGTTTTTGTGGTTGTGATACTGTTTTAATATCTGTTATTGAATCTTGTGTTGATGCGTCTGGTGTTCCTACGGTTATGGGTTTAGCTATCTCTAAAAATTGTTCGTAAGAGATTTCTGTATATTTCTCAGGGAGTCTATCGTTATCCATCATGTGAGTGTATGCTGAAAAGATTCTTCCCTCAACTTTACTTGGATAGACTAAACCTTTATTAAATTTAATTCTATCTTTTATTTTATAAGATGCTTCACCAATTCCTTGATTGAACCAATCAAATATTACTTGGTCTTTTACATCATCACCTGTAAATCTAACCCACCATTTTTCTGGGGTAGTTATCTTTCTAAATGTTTCTATGTCAATCTCTTCACATGTTTCATTTTCCCCATAATCCATGTAACTATTATCACTTCTAGGTATAGATGTGACATATCCTTTTACATCGTAACTTCTATCTATGTTTGGTTGTCGTTTTAACCATTGAGTAAGCTCTTCTTTATTTTGCGGAGTAACTCTTATTTTCCATTTTTTTAGGTCTTCTTCTGGAAGAGTGATTATGTTTAAAGTATTATCTTTAAGCCAACATCCGAATTCATTATTTTTAACCCCGTAATAAGAATCCTCTAACCACTTAAATGTTTCAAGTCTGTCTAGTCTTAAGGTTGATTTAGGTAAATTTAAACTTTGAAAGTATTTTTTAACTTTCTGACCATGTTCTAGATTTAGAACTTTTATAACTACGTTTTCCATTTTATTCTGTTTTAAGTTGTTTTAATCTTTTCCATGCTACCCATGTGATAGCTTGCATATATGAAGGGTCTACATTTTCTTTTCTAGCTGCTATTTGATAACATCTTTGAAAGAATTCGTTTTGGATTTTTGTAATCCCAACACCTTCATTACCAGTGATACTTCTACCAATTGCTACGGCTAAAGCGTGTCTGTCAATGGTTACAACATTTTTATAACCTACAATATTAAGGAAGAAAGCCGTAACTTTATTACCGTTTAAGATATCACAAATGGTTTCAACTTTCCCATCACAGTTTAGAATATCAACTGCTTTTTGATGATTAGTTTTTGTATGTGATGTCTTCCCGTTCTGTAAAAACGTGATAGTGATTCGCTTGTTCTCCTCCCATGATTTTAATGGGGAAAGAGCTGCTATAATTCCGGCTACTTTTACATGACTCACACTTTCAGTTGTTTGATTCATTGCAAATATTCTAGCGTCATCATACCACATATTTTTCTTTTCTTCAGGTGTGGCTTGATTATAAATCTTAATGATGGAGTTAACGCATTTTGTAAACGTTAACTCCATTCCTTTGAATGATTGCTTTCTCATTGTGTTGATTTTAATAAATTAAACCTTTACTTGTGTACGTGTACTTTCTACCGTAGTTATCGGTGAATGTTTTACCTTCATCTTGTGAAGAGTGCTCTCTTGTTACTGCTCTGTTAACAACCCCACCTTTATTCATATCTGAAGGGTAGCCGATGTTGTTAGGGATTTTTCCTGTGTTTGTCATGATATTGTTTTTAAATAGTTTTCAATATTATCTAAATTAATTTGATTCGTAAATTGCTTCTCCGTTACTGAATACTGCTACGCATTTTAAAGGTTGTGATAGTGATTCATACACTTCTTCAACCATTGAAACTAATCTTTCCTTTTGTTTTTCACACCATTTCTCTGCGTGTCTGCGTTGAATTACTTGTAAACCTACTGACATATCAGATGATTGAAAATCGTACTTTAAATCAAGGATGTCGCTGTCATTATACTCCATTTCCCAATCTAATACGGCTCCTTCATGGTAGCCGGATGTGATATTACCTTTGATTACTACTTCAACTTCGACGTCACCAAATGACTTGGATACACTTAGTTCGAAAATGTATCGACCACCATAACTACGGTCATTGATACTTTCATCAGAGTCTCTGTACCATAAATCTTTGAATGGTGTTTTCTTCTCTAATATTATTTCTTGAATGTTACCGATAAGGTCTTCGTACTCATACGATTCACTTCCCACCCATTCAGTTTTTAGTGTTATATTTGTATCATCACACGCTGAACATGTTGTGATATTTTCAAAACTTTCCTTATTATATTCATAACTATATTGTTTCTCATTACAGTTATCACATTCAAAGAATGTTTCTTCTCTACTCATTAGTACTGCAAATATCTTATTTGCATTTACTCTTCCAAAATTAGGTGCTCCCATAGTTTTTTTAATTTTTAATGATGTCGTCCTATTTCTTCTAGGGTGAAGTACCATGTTATAGCTTTCATAACTTAAGATTTAATAATTTCACCATCTAATAAAAATCGTAATGTAAACAATCTCTGATTACTTACAAACTCCTCAAACTTCATAAAATGTAAGGCTTGTGCTACAATCTCACAATTAACTAGTTGTTTTTCAAAGTACCATTCAACCGGTAACTCAGCCATTTGTATCTGACACACAGCTGTTTCCCCGATGAAGTCATAACCTAATCGTTTAGTGATATGAATGTAATCATGCCACGCTCTAAAGTAATGGTTTACTTGCTCAGATGCGAAGATAGTGCCTTCACTTGCTCCTCTCCAGATGTGAATTTTACCGGTTTCCTCGTATCTATCTAAGTGTTTTTGAAATGTGCCTTCGATATCTGATTCATCAAAATCATCCTCGTCTGTGAATACAAACATGTGATAGTGATTCTCAAACCAGTCTGTAATCCATTGATTTAACCTTGGGCTGAATGGAGTAGCATTTCTGAACTCTTCTTTAATTCTGGTGTTACATAAAAAATTAATAGTCTTTTGACCATCTGTAAACCCGTTGACTAACGAATTTATTTCTTCGCTTGTTTCGATAAATGTTTTCATTGTTCGTGATTTTAAATTGATATTTGTAGAGTGCAGGGGAATCGAACCCCTGCAATAAACCGTTACTCTTGTGCTCCCATTTGTTGTAACATTCTTTCAAATGGAGACTTTCTGAAGAACTCAGATAAATCAGATGCGACCACTGATAACACTTCCTCTGTTGTGAAGTTGTCGTTCAAATATCTTAATATTTGTCCGGCTGTACGGATTTCTTTCTTTTCTACTAGGTTTGATAAAGCTTCTACCTTATCACTGATACCTTGACCAAAAGCCTCTGCTTCTGGTACACCATCCGCATATCCTAATGCGTTAGCAATTGATTCTTTTTCTTCTGTTGCCGGAGCTAATTTTAATAAACTCATAATGTTAATTTAAAAAGGTTAAAATGTCTACACTGAATACTCGTAACACTTCCTCTCTCAGTGCTTGAAGAGAAGATGTTTTTATTTCTATTATTCCGCAATTGTAGTGGTACGGAGTCTGGTCTGTTTCTACGTATGTGAACATGATAGTGATTATTTTAGTTTTGATATTAGGTGTTCGATAAATAATATTCGTTGATTCACTTCCTTATTAATAAGGATTAATTGTTGGGTAATTAGTTTTTAGAAACTCTGTTCTGTATTGTTTGAATTGATTCCAGAACTCATCACAATCTACAAATGTAAACTCTGTTTGTATACTAAAATACAATGAATCACGCTGAGTACTACCTATTTTTAAAACTTTTGTGTCCATGTCGAACTCCTTGAAGTTAAAGTAACGAGGTGTTTCTGCCGGTGTACCGATAACTTTGAATAAACCACATATTGTATGTAAGTTTTCGTCTAGTTTTTCTTTTAATGGGGTGATATAATCCATATTAAATAATTTTGTGTTAGATACAAGGTTTACACCTTGTATTTCGACCATTAAGGTCTCATCAGTAACACTTAAGAGCGTAACGCATGACCCGCTGCACTTCCTAACTCTGATAATACTGTATTGATTTTTGATAATAAGTTTTTCATGATGTTTGAATTTTAAATTTTAGTTATTGTTTGAAATTGTTATACATGTACATGATTCACATGTACCATTGCAGTTTTTACTCTGTTCCATGTTGAAATTGTCCGTTAATGAATAAAGGTTCGTATTCTCTATGGTCTTGTAACATGTCACCAGTCTCCCAGAATTCTGTATAACTTGCAAGTTTTAACTCGTGACAGATTGCAATTACTGGAGCTTCATCACCTTTTAAAGGGTGTTCTACTAACTCGATAACTTGACCTATTGAGTTGGTCATTATGTCGTATATGGTCGGGGAAAGGTCGACTAATTTTTGGTAGTTTAGCATTATTTTAATTATTAAAATGAATAAAAAAAGGGTTACACTTTTACGTATAACCCTTGTTAGTTAGTTTATTTTACTGGATTGATTAAAGTTGCAACATCTACTAATTCAACTTTGCGTAGTAAGTCTTCACTTAAGGCGAATACTACCTTTGCGAATTTTTGTTTACGCTCGATAGTACTGTTTAACTTTAGTTTTGTACGCTCCAATTTGTCGATTTTAAAGGTATCAACTTTTATCCCGTTTGAACTCATGATAATATCGAACGGTTCATTCATTTTGAATAGTTTGTAAACTCCTTGTTTCTGTCTGTCTACTTTGTGGAACAATTCACTGCATACTGTACCGACTAGAGTGTTTAAAGCAACTTTTTTAGTCGTTTGAATTTCGATTGTACGTTCAACTACAGTTGAACCGTTAACAAATTTGAAGTTAATTTTTGTCATGATTTTAAAATTTAGATTGATATTTCGATTTATTTTGTGCCCTAGTTGGTTTGAACCGTAACAACAACTTTTTAGTTTTGTCTAGGGCTGGATGTTCCTTAACTTTTGTATTTTCAAGCCTTTGCAATACCGGACGTTTAAACCGTATGACTTTGTTTATTTTGAAATAACGTATTTTTAATACGTTTGTCCGTCGAATAGTTATTTAATAACTATATTTGTTTTTTTGTACGTCATATAATAACACTTATCTATTTTGCGGGGTTGAAATTTAACCCGATAAGAATATTCGCCTTATTATTATATACAAGCCTCTCACTTTTCGTGCCTCTTTTCGCTTGTGGCGTGTAACCATTATACACACTATTTGTCTAAATTAAGTATCTAAACTTAATAAATAAGTATTTCAATTTGCTAGATTAAAATCTTACACTTTTTACCGTTAGGATGGTTTCAATATTTCAATGAACGAGTTTACAAAGTTACTTTTAATCTTTATAACGGGCTCGTGCACCCTTGTTAAAAAATATTAAATTGTAAACCAATAATTTTAAGAACTTGTTGGTAGTTGTTATTAAACTACGTTGCAAAGTACGTTTGTTTTTTTGAGATGTGCAAGTTTTTTTTGAATTTTAACAAAATTTTAACATTTGGTTGCTATTTTATTGACTTTTAACCATGTAAGCGGACGATATAACCTTTTTTGTTGTCTTTACATGAAGTGGTACAATACTCGGACAAATGGTTTGTTTAAATTAATCCTTTTATTGTGGATTCATTTTTAAACAAACAGAATTTGTTTTTTGTTGACTTGCTTATTCTCAAAATTTCAATGTACTTAAGTTATGCGTTTTAATTCTGGTACAAAGTAAGGTTATTATTTTTTATTGTGCAAATGTTTTAATGATTTTAACAAAATTTTAACATTTGCGTTATTGTATAACCTTGTTTCTTTATTACTAGCGTAAAATTAGTTAATTGCATTTTAATATGCAAGTAAATAAATAATTTTAACATAATTTTAACATATTGAATGTAAAACTACATTGTATATAGTCATTACTTATGACACGTAAACAAACAATAAATAAAATTTATAATCAATCATATATCTACTTGTTACAATTCATAAACGAACGTTTAACAAGTGTTACGCTTTCTCTTACATGACGGTATAACATAACATCATACACACGAACGCCCACAAACAAGGCATAAGAAGACACGAACACACACGGACACAATTCGCAAGCCTCAAATGTTTTGTGCAAAAATCCTAAAAACGAACCCCACCCCGTTAAAACATTGGCGTTTCCCTTTTTACACACGACCCCTAAAACCCCATATAGACCCTATGCTCGTCAGTTGAATCCATTTCAAAGTCATCAAATAGCGTTTAAATCGATTTTAAGGCATCAATTTTTAATTTTTTATCGTCGTGAATATATTGATATAGAAGACCACAAAATAATCTCTTAAATCGCCTTATTTTAATTCATCAAACCAAACCCCGTATTTTCAAACATCTTCAAACCATCAACAAAACACTCCTCACAATCACCCACAACGCCACCAGTCACAGAAACCGGTCAAAATCGATTCAACGCAGATTGAATCTTTCATAGAAATTATAAGCATTCGCTCTTATTTTTAATCTTAAAAGGCTTTGTATTAAATATTATTTATTACATAACTCTTCTCTGCTTAAACCATCTCTTAAGAACATAGTTCTTCTTAACTATAGATATTTATTAAATAATATATTTATAAATAATATATTTATTCAAATATGCACGCACACACGTACATATAACAGTATCAAAATCTAAAACCTACTAAAATGGTTAAAAATTTTTCAAAAATCGACCACAACAATCCTCTCTAAACCCCTGTTACACTTCATAAACGTTAAATAATAAAATATTTTACATCATTTTACTTGCAGATGTAAAATATTTGATATAACTTTGTATAAAATTTAACATCGATATGAAGAGACAAATAAATGTACCAGAAGAACTTTTCCTACAAGTCTATCAATTCCTTGTTTTATACGGTCTTCTCCACGGAATAGGAGAAACGGATATGTTCAACTCAAAATTACGAGAGATGGAAGAAATATACGAAGAACAAACCGGAGAATCTATTTAACATCTATTTTCTCCAAATTTAAACATCAAATCATAGATGTTTTCAATAAATCAAGAATCAGGTGTAAAAAATATTAGTTTCAACAAAAATGAGTGTAAAATTTATAGCATATTATCGAGTATCCACAAAAGAACAGGGTAAAAGTGGTTTAGGATTAGACTCTCAAAAAGATTCTATCCAAACTTACATCACCTCAATCAAGGGTGAATTGATTTCAGAATTTACAGATATTGAAACCGGTAAAAATGACAATAGAGAAAATCTATGGGTTGCAGTAAACGAAGCTAAAAACCAAGGTGCAACTTTAATTGTTAAAAAATTCGACAGATTAAGTCGTGGAGGTTTAGAAGTAATGTCTCGATTGGAGAAATTAAAAGTTCCATTTATCGAGTGTGATTCTCCACACGATAACACATTGTTGAAAGAGTTAAAATTTTCAATCGCCAGAGATGAGGTTCGTAAAACATCTGAACGAACACAATCAGCATTGTCTATGATTAATAAAAAAATAAAATCCGGAGAACCTCATATATCAAAATCTGGGAAAATGGTTACAAAACTTGGTAATCCTGAGAATTTAACCAATGAAGCTAGAGAAAAAGGCAGGGAAAAGCGTATATTAAACGCTAGGAACGAAGAAGAAAACAAAAGGGCTTATTCATTTGTCAAATTGATGAAAGAATCAGCCGGATACAGTCACACAAAAGCAGCTAAAAAACTGAACGAATCTGGATTTTTAACCCCTAAAGGAGGGATGTTTTCAACGATTCAAGTTATAAGATTAATTAAATTATTTGAATAAACATGAAAAAAGTAATATTATTCGCATTTTTAATCATCGGGATGATGGTAAATACACAGATTAAATTTGTTGATAGGGAATTTCTAAAAGGACAGGGTTTCCTAAAATAGCCTATAACGTTCCCTCGCTTGGCTTAGTGCCGAGTTATGAAAACTAAATTTAATCATTAAAATAAAACGTAATGAAAAACGATATAAACGAAAATAAGGCATTGAGCCAAACGAGTGTTACAAGCAGTTTTTTTGATTTTGACCATTGGAATAAATGTAATGCTTTATGGAAAGTATCCCCGCATCATTATTCTAATAATTTAGTAATTATTGAATACACTGGTACAAGTAAAATGAGAATTTCTGTTTGTGTAGAAAAAAACGAATTTGAATCAGGATTAAATAAATTTTGGGCAGAATTTAAACGCCAAAGTGAGAATAACGCAATGCGTAATTAAAATTGCTTGTAACGTTTCGCGGCTTTGTGATGTTGCCGAAAAAACACACATTAAACTTTAAATTAAAGACAGATTATGAAAGTACAAAACAATAATTCAGTTCAAGACCAAGACGGCAATAGCACAAAACCGCTGTTATGTGATGTTACTTTAAAGTTCATTTTAGAAGATGTAAATCTAAGAATGGAGATACTAAGAAACAGAGACGACAGTATGTTAAATACGGCAAGAATGCACGAAACAACATTAATGCAGGTATATCTTCAAGATATGATTTTGGCTAATATCACATAACGTTTTGTGGCTTGACGCAGGTGGGAAAAGTACACCTGAACTTTGAATTAATAACTAATAATAAATACACAAACTAATGACTGAATTTAAGACCGATGCCCACTTGCTTCAAACCACTGTTATAAGAAGTGCGGATTTAAAAACTAGAATTATTAAAAAAGATAATAGGTTTTACCCACAATATTTTGATAACGGAATATTTGGATTTTTTAAAGGATGGAAATTTTATAAAGATGAAGAATTATGGTTAAATGGTATTTATACATTTTCAACTGAATGTGATTTGTCTTATCCAAAATTAGAATGGGCAAAAGATTATTTAGAAAGTTTGGACAATAAAATAGAAATAGTATATGAATAAAGATATTATAGCCTGGTGGAGTGGTGGGATTACATCCGCAGTTGCTTGTAAGAAAGCAATAGATATTTTTGGAAAAGAAAGAGTAAGAGTGATTATGATTGATACTGAAAATGAACATCCAGACACTTATCGTTTCAAAAAAGATTGTGAAGATTGGTATGATTTACCAATTGAAATAATTACAGGAATTGGTGAAAAGTATGGAAACATTTTTGATGTTTGGAGAAAACATAAATCTCTTAATACTGCAACAGGAGCAATCTGTTCTACAAATTTAAAAAGACTTGTTCGTGAAAAGTGGGAAAAAGAAAATCCTAATTACACACATCAAGTTTTTGGTTTTGAATTTGATAAAAAAGAATTTAACAGAGCTTTATCTATGACAATGAATCATGGACACAGAGTAAAAGCAATTTATCCTTTATTGATGTTTGGACTTGATAAAAAAGATTGTTTAGAAATAGTAAATACAGCTAATATTGAAGTTCCTGAAATGTATAAATTAGGATTTCAAAATAATAATTGCTTTTCAACAGGTTGCGTTCAAGGAGGAATTGGGTATTGGCAAAAAATGGAAAAAGATTTTCCTGAAAAGTTTAATGTAATGGCTGATTTAGAACACGAATTAACTTTATTAAAAGGCGAACCTGTGACAATGTTGAAAGACCAATCAAATGAAGCAAAAGAAGCTATTAAAACAGATAAAAAAGCTAATTTAGTATTTCTTAAAAAACATACTGATTATCCAAATCATAAATGTTTAGCGGATATGTCACCAAGAAAAGTAGAGCCATTATTCGAGTGTAATGGAATGTGTGGAATAAATGATTTGTCAGAAAGAAAAGAAACTGAAAAAGAAATTAATTACGAAAATGTTGAATTATAACGTAAACGTAGCATTTCTTATAACGTTATCTCGCTTGGCGAAGAAGCGGACAAATAAAAACTATCGTTTTCCTGAAGCCAAGAAGACGATAACACAAAACAGATTTTAAATTAATAACCGAACCCGCTTTTTTGCCAAACACTTGTTATGTGAGGTTGTGGGTTTTAAAAACAAAACGTGATGACAATAAAAGAATTAGAAAAATTATTAGAAGATAATGACATTTTAGTACAGATACAATATAATAAAAGAACTATTTATGAATTAAGAAATTCAAACGATGTTAAAAAGGTTAGCATTACTTCAAGACAATTTGATAACTTAAAAGAAAGATTAAATTTTAATTATTTAAAATCAGAAGGATTAGGGGTGCGAAAACATTATTATAAACGATAATGTAGCAATCTCACATAACTCGCATATATACGCAATACAATTTTAAACTAATTAATAACCAGCAAGTTAAAAAAACTAACACTTACGTAAAATAAAATATAAATCAAATCAATTATAAATATGGCAAAAGGTTATTGGGAATTAGAACAGGATGTTCTAAAATGGGCAGCAGACAAAGGAATTATGGAAAAAGGTAATCCTGCGGCACAGTCTGAAAAAACAAAAGAGGAAGTAGAGGAATTGATTCAAGCAATCAAGGACAACAACCCTGTAGAAATTAAAGATGCTTTAGGTGACATTTTAGTAACAATCATCATCCAAGCTGAAATGCAAGGTTTACATCTGGAGGATTGTTTAGAGACAGCTTACAACGTCATAGCTAAAAGGACAGGTAAAATGGTAGATGGTCAATTTTTGAAAGATGAGTAGTAGTTTAACCACAACAGAAAAAGCACAACATTTATTATTAAATGATGCTTACAATAAAGTGACATTATCAGAAATACTTGGGGTGTCACGACCTACTTTGAACACTAGATTAGAGATAGGTAACTGGAAAAAATTAGAGGTTAGGATGATTGATAATCTGTATAATAATGCTACAGGTTCTTAAAGACAATGAAGAATTCTTAGACAAGGTGGCGATTGACGTGATGAATGGTATCATAGCTAATCGCCCACCTACGTCTCCACAAGATTCTTCAAACATTGCATCCATTGCTTACAAACAAGCTTTGGCTATGCTGGATGCTAAACTATCCATCGAGCAAATCTTAAATAAAACTAAGTTTCTATATCCTTACCGTAAACCTAAAAAAGAAGAAATATGAATTACGACGATTGGAAATTAGAGACACCGGACACCCCTGCCGAAAAAGAATGTGATTATTGTGGTGAACCAAGTGATAAAAGGTTCTGTAGTACCTCATGTAAAAAAGCCTACGACGCTGATAACTAAAGGGTTACATAAAAAATTATGATATATAAAATAATTTATATATCTTTGTACTCAGAAACTTAAACAATAAAAATAACATGGGAGTATTCGGTACAGACACAAGAGTAGTGACTTTAGCAATCACAGGAGCAGCTTTAACATATGAAGCATTAGAGGTAGCAGTAGCAAAAGTTAGGGAGATGGAGCAATTATATGCTGTAAATCCATCAGCTGTTACAAATTTAACAGGGGCTACATTAGTCTTAACAGGTAAAACACCTTATAAAGTGTTTATCTTTGAAGTAACAACAGTAAAAGCAACAGGTGCTTACACTTTTGAGTGTACAGAGATTGCACCAAACGTAGAAACAGCAACAACATTATAAAAATTATGAAAAATTGTAATAACATATCGTTTAATTATTTCTGGAGTAAATCCGGCAGGGGAAGGTATGGTTATTAACAATATAGTTTTTTAACATTATAAAATCCCCTATGTTCATTCGTAGGGGATTTTTTTTATTTAGGAGTATTGAGCAATTGGTGGCTCAGCGGTCTGTAAAATCGTGGTGAAAACATGTGGGTTCGAGTCCCTCTACTCCTACAACATAGAAAGTGAAGCAGTCCATTGGTGGGCGACTGGTCTTGAAAATCAGGTCTCGTTAAATCGGGCGGGGTTCGACTCCTCCTCTTTCTACAATTAGAAAAGTGTCAGAGTGGCTGATTGAGCATCCCTGCTAAGGATGTGGGGTATAAACACTCCCGTGGGTTCGAATCCCACCTTTTCTGCAAAATGCTTTGTCGTAATAATGGTTTAATACGTCCGACTGTTAATCGGGTTATAAGGGTTCAAATCCCTTCAAAGCAGCAAATACGTCAGTAGTGTAACGGTAACACGATGGTCTCCAAAACCATTAATAAAAGTTCGAACCTTTTCTGATGTGCAAACAATAGATTTTATTTATATACCTATAGACAAAATCTATTATATGGGGATGAAGCTAACTTTGGTAGAAGCGGTAGTCTGAAAAGCTACAGGAGTTGGTTCAAATCCAACTATCCCCACAACTGCTCTTATGTCCGAGAGGTTAGGTGGACGCTTGCAACCCGTCCCACACAGGTTCGAATCCTGTTAAGAGTTCAAAAACATAATATCCTTGTTATTTTATATCTTTGTATAAATTTTTAAAACATTAACACAATGACGAAAATACAAGAAAGCGTTAACGATAACACTAGATTCTTTAATGTAAACGGTTTAGATTACCCTAAAAATCAATACATTTACAAATACAGAAATGAAGTCGTAAATGATGGAAATGTAGACACAACAGTTATAGAAATCGCTATAGTTGATAAATACACTGGAGAATTATTAATATCTTATAGCAGAGTTGAGGATTATGTTAACGCATTTGATGTAGAATACACATCAATTGAAACCCTACTTGCGGATTTATCTATATTACTGGGTTTTAATTGGGGCGGGACAGCCCCAACAGGCGACCTATCTACTTTTAATTCATTAAGTAGTAATACATTTAATCATTTAAACAATCCAAAGCCTATACTTAGTGCAGGTGTTTGGGATGCTAATATTAGAGAGATAGGTAATATTCTTAGAATCTCAGATACTCAATTAGCTTTAGTATATACAGGAACATTAATCCCATACACAGAAGGAGTTAATGAATATATTGGATTAGCAACATCTAATGATAATGGATTAACTTGGACTAAAGGAGGAGCTTTAGGGGATGGTAAAATTACAAGTACAAATTCAGAAGACCCTTATTTAGTTAAAAACCCAGCTAATGGGCTTTACCATTTATATGCTGAGAGAAAAGTGGTTGCGGGTACAAAACATGATGGAATTGAACTATGGACTTCAAGTGATTTAATTAATTTTACTTCACAAGGAATTGTTTTACAAAAAGATGTTTTAATACCATCAGAGACACAAGATGTATCTTCCCCAACAGTTATGATAGAAAATAACATTTGGTATTTATTTTATGAAGGTAGGTCAAACCCTAGTAATGGAGGTTCTGTAGCATTAGCTATTTCTTCTGACGGTATCACATTTACAAAACAAACACCTAATCCGTTAATTTATGGTATGCAATGGGACACTATTGCTCCTAAAGTAAGTTGGGCTACTCATTTAGTTCCTGATGATATAATTAAAATAGATAACGATTATTACCTTACTGCCCACGCTTATAATGGGGTTATATTCGCAACAGGTTTATTTACATCAACTGATTTATTAAATTGGACAGATGTTCTAGGAACTTGGGTTACTAAGTATGACAACAACGATAGCTTAGGAGATGGACTGATGTTTTTTAATGATGGTTTTGGTAATTTTAAAGGTCTTATTAAATCTTCTAGTACTCAACTAGCTATTGTAGATTTAACTTATAACCCTTATCAAAAAGAATTGTTTACAGCAAGAACAACAGCTACAGGTATTAGTAATATGATAAGTGGTAATAGAAGTGAAACAGTTTATGCAAATATAACAGCTGATAGAACTTTTACAATGTCTAAAAATTACATTAGTAATTCAGGAGTTGTAAAAACTATTATAAATAATTCTGCATTTGTTTTAACAATAACTCCTGCTACAGATGTATTATTCAATGGTTTGTCAACATCTATTGTCTTACAAGCAAATGAAATTGTAACACTAGTTTGTACAGGTATCAACACTTGGAATTTTTACACATTAAGTCAAGCTATACCAAGTGCTCAAACTTTAACGCAAAGAAGTACTTTAACAAGTGGTACAGAGACTATTGCAAATACAAGTAGAAATACAGTCTTAATACATGAAGCTGGGGCAACTACAGCTTTAACTGTAAATTTACCCGCAACTCCTGTAAACAATCAAACAGTAAATATGATGTCAGTTGGTGGTATTGTTGGGTTAACCGTAGCTACCCCTGTTGGTTCAATAGTTGGTAACATAACAACACTACCAGCATTAGGAAATGCTAGATTTATGTGGGTAAACTCCCAAAACAAATGGTATAAAATCTAAACATTAACACAATGACGAAAATACAAGAAAGTGTTAACGATAACACTAGATTTTTTAATGTAAACGGTTTAGACTATCCTAAAGGGCAGTATATTTACAAATACAGGAATGAAATCATATCTGGAGGAAACACAGACACAACAGTTATAGAAATCGCTATAGTTGATAAATACACTGGAGAATTATTAATATCTTACAGCAGAGTTGAGGATTATGTTAACGCATTTGATGTAGAATATAATTCATTAGAATTATTACTTATAGACCTTGGTATATTACTGGGTATTAACTCAGAGGAGATAGAATTAGGAAATTATATTCCTTTAACAGGTACAGAAGTTGATAATCCTGTAACGGGAGATATTGAAATAATTAAACAAACAGACCAACTTGTAATGGGTTTAGTTTGTAATGACATAGATA